TATCTAATGTTAGGAACTTATTCATACCACGAGATTATAAAGAAGACAGTTGTCGGATTCGGTACACTGTTTAACAATATAGAGCTCAGACGTACGTCTGGTGCTAAAACTGAGGTGATGAAAGTACCTCTTGCCTATGGACCTAAGCAAAAGTTTCTTGCTAGGTTACGTCAGTTAGGAGATCTTTCTACTAGAGATCAGACACAGATTACTCTACCTCGTATCTCTTTTGAGATAACTGGTATTCAGTATGATGCAACTCGTAAGGTTGCACCGACACAGTATATCAGACACACCAGTGGGTCAACCACTAATAAAGGGTTTATGCCAATACCTTATAATGTAAATTTTGAGTTGGCAATTCTTGCTAAGAATCAGGATGATTCTCTCCAGATTCTTGAGCAGATTCTACCTTTCTTCCAACCAAGTTTTAATATTACTATGAACTTGGTACCTTCTTTAGGTGAGAAGAGAGACTACCCTATTACTTTAACTGATGTCCAATATGATGATCAGTATGAAGGTGATTATGATACTCGCAGAACTTTAATTTACACCCTACAGTTTATCGCTAAGACATATCTGTATGGTCCTGTACAAGACAGATCTGGAGATATTATCAAGAAGGCAATCGTGGACTACTCTACCGATGCAGTTGTTACTGCTCCAAGAGAAGTCAGATATACTGCTACACCTAGATCACTTGTTGATCGTACTGGTGCTGCAGTCACTACACTTACTAATAGTATTGATCTAAATGACGGTATCTTTGAGGTTGCTTCAGTCTCAGACCTTGTGGTTGGAGATGAATTCCAAATAGATACTGAAGTTATGCATATAACTAGAATAGTAGGTACTACATTACACGTTAGTCGTGGATGGAATAATAGTACCATTGCAACACATACAGGTGGTGCAGGTATTCTGAAGATAGATGCTGCTGACAATGCTTTAGTAGAGGCAGACGATGACTTCGGATTTAATGAACTAAAATCGGAATGGACTGATGGAAAGTCAAGAAACCCAACAACAGGACTCGACGAATAGTATGTTTGAGGGCATTGAGGAAGCACTCGATGTTGAGACATCTATCGTTAAAAAGGAAAATGGTTGCGTTAAACGCAGCGATGAAGCCGTCCCTATTAAAGATCAACTTAAACAAGACTACGAGTATACTCGTGGACAGTTGTACAATCTTGTAGAGAAAGGTCAGGAAGCGGTTAATGGAATTCTAGACGTAGCACAACAATCCGATCAACCAAGAGCATATGAAGTTGCAGGTCAATTAATTAAGCACGTTGGAGATGTTGCAGATAAACTTGCTGATCTGCATAAGAAAGTAAATGATATAGAAAATCCTAAGCAATCTCGGAACACAGAGGTTACTAACAATACTATGTTTGTAGGTAGTACCGCAGAACTTGCTAAGTTTCTAAAGTCTAAGCAAGATAAATAACACTGTAGATAGGTAATACCTAGAGAGGCAACAATGTCAGTTTTAAATGTATTAGATACCCAAACTATCTCTGCCACTGGCACGGGATATATTGTGGTAAAGACTGGAGTAATTAGATGTTACTGTGCAGCAGCATCAAGTATCCAGATAGACGCAGGTCCAGCAATCACACTTGCTGCAGGTGAAGCAATATTAGTTTATTGTGGTAAGCCAAAGCACGCAAAGATCGCTTCTGCAACTGGAGATAACCCAGCTGTTTTAACTATCCAAGGTTACTCAAATGGTGGTCGTCATACATTTAGTGCTAACGATTATATCGAAACTGTAGACGGTGGTGACACTGATGGTTTCGTTGCAGCATTCGAAAGTGCTGCTTCTAGTGGAAAGAAAGTTGCATCTGCCACAGCTACAACTATCACAACAGATATAGATGCATCTTCAGCATCTGACTATACACTGTCTGCTGCTGATGCTACTGCAGGAAACATTCCTCAAGTATCAAGAGCAGTTAAACTCACCGCAGGATCAGGTTCTGGTGGTGTTATTGTAGAACAAGTCCAAGTAGTTGGAGGTTAGGTTGGAATGCCCGCAGTCTCCAAAAAGCAACAACGATTCTTCGGGATGGTTCGAAAGGCTCAAAAAACGGGTGAAGCAGACTCGCCTGAGATTGCCAAAGTTGCTGCCACCATCAAGAGGAAGGATGCCAAAGACATCGCCTCAACTAAGCATAAAGGTTTACCAATGAAAAAAGAAGAACTTACAACTGAAGCAAAGGTAGATAAAGGTCGTAGCGATTACGGTAAAGCATCTATCAGAAACTACAGAAGAATGGGACCAGGACATAGTGATCCAGGTATGTTTGACCCAGAAGGTAAGAGAGGAAAGACTATTGATAAACGTAGAGAAGAGCACAAAGCACGTCGTGGTGTGAAGGGTGCTAAAGTACCTGCATATAAAGTAGAAAGTGTAGCAGGGTATTCTATAGGTGGTGAGATAAAGAAAGGTGTTAAGCGTCATAAAGACGCAGTAAAGAAGAAGAAAGAGAGATCAGGAAAGGCAGTACCTTATGCAATGCTAGCTCAAGAGTATGTACCTGAGGAAGGTTATGATCATTGGAGAGATAAGCAATTAGAGAAAGGTACTTGGAAAGAACCTGAGAGGACAAATCCTCCTAGGAAACCAATGACTAAGAAAGAGTTGGAGAAGCAAGCAAAGAATAGTCAGAAAGCACTTGACATAGTGAAGAAAGGTATTCTTAAAAAGTATGGTAAGGGTGCTATTATGGAACCTAAAACCAAAAAGGAAGAAGTTGAGTTACAAGAATTAAGTAGGTCAACTCTATCAAGTTACATCCAAAAGGGTGCTAGAGATATTGCAGGTAAAGCAAATGATGCTAGTATCAAAGGTATGTCAGGAAAGAGAAAGGAAGCAGATAAAGGATACGAGAAGACAGCAAAGAGAGTAGCAGGTGTCAGTAAGGCAGCAGGTAAGTTAGCATTAAAGGGCACTGTATATGATAAGAGTAAAAATGAAGAGGTGCAGGTAGAAGGTACTAAGTACGGACTCTATAAAGGAGACGGTAAACCTAAAGGTGCTATGGCTGCTTTCGCTAAGAAGAAAGAAGAGAAGAAACCAAATCCATATGGTAAGAGAGCAAAACTCAAGATGCTTATCAAAGGATTTGCTGAAAAGAATAGAATGAAATCAGGCAACATTGCCAAAGAAGAGAAAGTCTGTTGGGATGGTTACAAACGTAAGCCTGGTACCAAGAGATATGCAAAAGGTTCTTGTGTCAAGGAAGGAAACAAAACTTGGAAAGAGTTTTTAGATGAAGGTAATAGAACTTCTAGACAACTTACTAAATCTAAAACACAAACTACAGGAAACATCGCTGCCGATAGGGGTAATGATGAGAAAAAGAACCGTGAGAGTCGTAAAGGATTAGAAAAAGATCTCAAGAAGAAGGGGATTGGATACTCCAAAGGTGTAGGGGAGTATAAGTATAAGAAAGATGGTAAAGAGGGTACTAAGCAAGAAGTATCCTACCAAACAACTCCTGCTAAAGGCATGAGTAAAAGAAGATTTGGTAAAGTTATGCGACGATTGGGTCGCAAATATGATCAAGAAAGTGTTATAACTAAGAAGGCAGGTAAATCTGCACAATTACATGACACACAGTCCAAGCAAAATAAAGCAGATAAATCATTTGCTTTAGGTAAATCTAAACCAGGTAAGAATCCTTCTAAAGAAGGTGAAACATCTGGTACTAAGGTGAGATCAGGTAAACTACCTAAGAAGACAAAAGGGGCAATGCATTATGGCAACTAAGTTAAAGTGTAAGTACTGTGGCTTAACTGCACCAGTAACAGGTAAATTAGAATGCAAGAAGTGGATAGCAAAACATGAAAGTTTATGTCCTAAAAATCCTGCATTTATGGCATCATGATCAGAAGATGTCCAGGTTGTACTGCGACTTGGATTGATGGTCAGTTATATTGGGCTACAGGAAAAGAAGCATGTCCTCATGACCTTGCAGGATTGGTATGTAATGTGGTAGACTTACCTAAGTGCATCAATCCTTGTAAAGGATCAACAAGTGGTGCAACTTGGCTTCACCGCCAACAATGGTTTGAGGCATTTGACCTTGATATTAACAACTAATGGATCACACAATGGCTTATCACATGAGAGAAAAATTACTAAGAGCAGTTCTTGCACATGCTAGTGGAGAAATCGAAAAGCATAAAGCAAATGTCGAAGTATACTTAGAACATCCTGCAGGTATTGGTGAGCATTCAGACATAACTGAAGCAATACAGGTAGAACTAGATAAGATATCTCGATACCATGACCAAATAGAGGTAATTAAAAAGTATTTTTACTCATCGAGTGATAAATAGTAGTGTAATCTGAGTGGAGACAAAATGTCTCATTACACGGTTGGTTACCATAATAACCGACAACAACGTTATGAAATCTGCGAATACGCAGAAGATGCCTATAGTGCAATCAAGAATTCTAAGGAGGATGTCCCTGAGTTAAGGGAGCATCCTCATTTTATTGATTATTGTACTATGGGAATCGAACTATGAGTACAATAACAAAATACAAACACGAAATTATGTGGTGGATGTCTAGACTTACAATAATGCTTACTGCATTATTCCTATCTTTCTCTCTTGCAAGCTCAGCCTATGCTGCTGAAATAAAAATGGGTTCTGGGGGCATGTTAGTCTTCGAACCATGCGAATTAACTGTCGCAGTTGGTGAGAGTGTTACCTTTATAAACAACGAACTACCTCCTCACAATGTAGTCTTCGATGAACCTTATCAGGAAATGTCACACAGTGACCTAGCCTTTACAGGTGGTGAAAAATTTGATCTTGTCTTTAATGAACCAGGAGATTATCATTTCCAATGTGATCCTCACGCAGGTGCAGGTATGAAAGGTGTGATACATGTCACTAACTGAATATGAAAAACGTGCTAAAGATCCCTGTTGGCAACGTAATCTCGGTCAAAAGTTAATCTCATTATTTCCTATCACTTCACATGATACAAGTTATCTGTGGAGGAAAGAGGATGGGTCATACTATTGGCAACATGCTTGGAAGAAAGCAGAGGATGATATTTTTGTGGATGTTAATAACTTACAATTAGATATGTTTGGGACTCCACATCTATCTGACGATTGGGTAAGGGCAGAACTGTTTGGAGTATAAATTATATTAATACTACAAATCAGTATATGTTATCAACACAATATCGCCTTCGGTTAGAAGGCATTTGCAAAGATATTGCCTCTGGCAGCGAAGTAAGTATAGATGATATGATATGGGCACAAAAATTAGCAAAGGCAAATACTTCTGCTAGAGGTATGCTGAACACGGCTCGTAGGATGAGTACAAATCCTGACGAGTCTTTTCTTAACCGTCTGAATATTGGAGACCCCGACTCAGGCAATCATCGTAGGGGTTTCGGAAGTCCAGAAGATGTGGTAGACTGGTTCCATCAAGAGAGAAGTGATGATTGGAGACAAAGGGACTGACCTTTGGTCAGGTTACAGGCAAGCAGTATTTGATACCTTTCCTGATTTACAATATGAATATAACCATGCAACTTGGCAGAATAAGAAAGGAGTTAAGTTAACTGCTGACTTATACAGTGGTAAGTACTTCCTCAAGTCTAGGCATGTAGATATATGGGATGGCAAGCAACTTAATATTCATAACAATATAATATATCCCAAGACTCCACAGGTAGGGGAGGAGATAATCCCTTGCTTTGGTATGGACTTGATGGGATTTAGTGAGAAGAAAGTTATAATAGTATTTGATTTCCAACATCCAACAGAGAAATATTTGTATGAGGTAGAGAGTCTACCATATGCAGAGAAAGATTATAGATTCTTTGAGAAGGGTAATCATTTCTCTAAGAACATTTACGTTAGATACTGTAAGGCAGACGAAGTAAATGATTATCTACCAATGTTTAAAACATATCTAATTTGGTATAAGCATTTAATAGACGAAGGAAAACCTACAGGAGAAGATACAACTCACTATCATGACTTCGATAAATACATGATCAAGTTAGATCCTATCTCAGGTTATCTAGGAAGTGCTTTCGGTAAGGAAGAGTCTGAGCAATTGATCAAGGAGTTCTTTTTTAGTTATGCGTGAGTTAGTAGAAGTTATTCGTAATGGTTGGGAAAGTTTAGAAGCAGTTCCTATAGACAATCCACTTGCAAAAGTAGAGAAGGATGACCTTACAATAAACAATGAGATGTATAAATGTAAGGGTCTTAGGAAGATTCATCTCGAAACTGCTAACGCAGGTAACTTAAATATAGTTCATACAGTATTCTGGCCAGATCCTAATTATAATATTCCGATCTTCGGGTGTGATATAGTCTCCGTGGGGAATATAATTACTGCTGCTATTGTAGATATTTCACCTGTTCGTGGATGTGAGGATATTTACGATAAAATATCACCAATAAGTAACTCATTTCAGTTTAGTGAGAAGAGAGTACTCCCATTATGGGCAGATGATGTGTTCTCACCTCACTGTAAATTTGTAAGACTATCTAAACCTGCAGAGAAAATAGAGTTTGTAAGAATTGCAAAGGAGTATCTTAATATTGTATGCGATAGAGTTAGGGAATCAGAATATGATGAGGTATGGGTGAGAACAATGCTAAGATATGATGATCAAATCTGGTATGCCAAACAACAAAGGAAAAATAAAAAGACATTAGCAGTCTTAAGTAAATGGTTTGACTCAGATTGGGCGAGTACATATATCGACGAGGTTCTATTCGATGTCCCAAGTAGTCCATAGTGTAAACATAATGATACTTATCTTGGTTATAGCAGTTACCATAGTAATTGCCTATATACTAAAGATGGCTTATGAGGAAATGAACGATGGGAGCAA